CTTTAAATTCTATCTTCTTAGCTCCATCCTGCAATCTTTCATGAGATAATTTATATAACCGTTGATTGGTAGTTTCTTTATTAAGTCCTCCCAATTTTTCATCATAATGCCCAAGCTTAATATAATCAAACCAATCGAACTCAACATTTTTATAAAAATTATCCATTCCGCTGTACCACCCGACCTTTAATCCTCTAACCTCATGAACATATTCAGCAAGAGCACAAATTGCATCAGGAGAAGCGTCACCACCCATAAAACAAACACAAGATATGCCATCGTTTTTATCAATTAATGAATCAAGTTCATCGGTTGTTAATTCAGTTCCAACATCATCCCATAAAAACTTTGAATGGCACCCCGGACATTTGCAAGGGCAGTTTGTTATATTGATTGCCAATGTTATTTCATCTGGTATTTCTTCAAATACCACCATTGAATTGTAATATTTAACCATTTTCCAACTCGTTTAACTTATTTTCCAAATCCTGCACATTGAAAAGCCCAATAAATCTACCAACCTCTTTGTTATTTTCATCAATAATGATTGTTGTCGGCACATTTCTAATGCCATAATTCATTAATTCCTTTTCGTCTGCGTCATCAACATCAACCTTTTCTATTTCGCATCTATTGAAATTCTTCAATTTCTGCTCCAATACCCTGCATGGACCACACCATGAGGCTGAAAACTTCTTAATCTTATATTTCATCTTTTAAACACATTTTAAATAAATGGAGTACACTTGGTACTCCATATTTTATTCTTTGTTATAATATCTCATTTTTGCTTCAACCTGCCTTGGCTCGCAAAATGAACTTTCTCTTTTTAAATAACCTATTATTCTTGTTAAATAATCCAAGTTTTTACTTCCACATTTAGGGCAAGAATCTAACGTATCTTTACTTATATATCCACATTCGTTACAAACTGTATTTTTGCAATTGAATGTAAAATAACTGCACCCATATTCAGAAGCAACCCTCAATAATTGTCTATATTGGTCAAACGATAAGTGTTCGTTTATGTTAATGTGGGCAGCTTGGCCTCCATCGCACCATTTAACAAAGTCGTTGCCGTGCAATTTCATTTTATCAAGTATAGATAAGCTACTATCTTCTGGATTAAAGAAATAACTACTATACATTATATGTTTAGGAGAAACATAATACCCGTCCTTTTTATCCCAATTATAGTTTTTATTAGAGAGATTTTCACCTGGTACAAATTCTGTATTGTACATGCAATCTCTTGTTCTATCTTTTTTGTTAGAAACATTAATTGTTTCGAGAATTGTATTTACAAATTCTTTATAGTAATCATTCAAATTTGCATCTATTGATAAAAATTCTGCTGCATCTGTTAAACCGTTTACGCCAACCGTCAAATATTGTTTTTTCATATTTATAAAGCCGCCTTTATAAACATCTAACATGTTAGCGTTAAAGAAATCCTTTATAATTTCATTAAAAGCTCTTTGGTACTTATGCACTCTTTCTGTCATTTCAGTAATTCCATCATGAATGTACGAATAAAGTAACTTTTTATCTTTTACACTTTTAATATCTACTTGTTTTCCTTTTTCAATATCAGTATTTTCAACTTCTTTGAAATATAACCTCGTTGCGTTTTGTATGACTCTATTTAAATTAATTGTCATAACAGATTTAGAACCAGTTGCTACTGACGCTGTTCCCATTGAGAATTGATGCGTCGTATGATTGTGTTCTTCATCTAACTCGCTGTCTTTCAATGAGTTACGAAGTCTACAGCAGCTTGAGAGACTGTCTGGCGAATCACTTAAATAGCAGAAGAATGAATGACCTTCAGACCACATTTCTGCTGTAAAATCAGCATATTCTTTGTCAACTATATCGTGGCCATCTGTAAGCATTGCCATTGTTTCCACGGGAAATGTTAAAACATATTTGGTTCTTTCTTCATTAAACCATTTCATAAATTTCTTCTGCAACCAAGACAATGTTTCCCACTTTGGTTCAGTTCCATCTGGAAATTTAAATCCGCTAAAAACGCCTTCAAAATAGTTTCTATCAAAATAACCTACATTCCAGAAGACCGTCTGGTAGCCGCGATTTCCGGCTGGCATATTCATTGAATGTACTACTTGTTGGAAACAATTCTCAATCACTTGTTCAAGAGTTCTGCCTTTCCTGTTTATTTCAACCTTTTCACCTAATTTACTTAAATAATCATCGCCATAATCTTTTCTAATGAAATAATCCATATACATCAAAAACTCAGGTGTAGCAACGGCTCCCATAAATTGCGAAGATACAGAATAAACAAGATTAATGAATTCTCCACAGTAAGACTTTAAATCTGTTGGCGCTGTTGATTGGCCTCCAAGATTTTTTAATCCATCTACAAGGAAAGGATACATCGTTATAGCTACACAATATGGATAGCCTGGAGTTCCACTTTCATCGTGCTTGTAAAGCACATGACTTTCAAGGTCTTTTATATATTGGTCTGCTAATTTTTTAGAATATAATGCTTTAATCTTATTGTGCATTATATATCTATTTTGCTGAATATTCTTGCCTTTGTGTAGTTCTTGACCAAGAGTTACAACATTTTTGTTTTCTACATTTGCATTTGAGTCGTATTTTGAACCTGTTGAAGCGTTCGAAGCATCAATATAGTCTCTTATGAAATCACTATCTTTCTTTAGAGTTTTATTTTTTCCTTCAGCTTCTTCATATGCTTTAATATACGCTCTCGCAACTTTTTTATTGACTGACATTAAGGCTTCTTCTATTTGCCTTCTTATTTCCTGAGAACTAATTTTATCATATATTAAAAGGTTTTTTATTAATGAATCAATTAATCCGTCAGGACAAATTTCATTTGTGGCTACATATGCCTCACAAATGCCATGTTTAATTTTAGAGGCATCATAATCCTCAAAAGAGTCATCGTTTTTTCTTACTTCCATTAAAGCAAAACTTTAAATTAATTATTTTTACATTTCGGTTAACCATTTTTTTATTTTTTACATCTTGATGTGAAAATAAATATGCCGAAAAAAAATAAAAATCGCCAAAAAAATTAAATTAAAATTGGCTATCTTTCTTAATTCAATGATAGCCAATGATTTTGGAAAAAAAATTTTTTTATTTTTTTTTATGGTGCATTTTTCTGCCTATTCATGATATTTACTATTTTATCTTGGATGTCTTTATCCCTATCTTTTTTAAAGGCTAACATACCGTTAAATTCATCAACATTATCAGTACTAATTATACAAGTACCATTGTTAAATTCAACGTTATCAAAGACTTTTCCTGCCTTTCCTGCTCTATTTTTCAATATCGCAATAGTGGCCTTACTTTCTTCAATATCTTCAACTGTTCTTGCAATTGACATTACGATGTGAGCAATTTGAATCTTTTTGAAAGAGCCACCCGCTTTATCCATTGTAACTACTTCAACATTAAGTGAGTCCTTTGTGCCTTGAACTGGAATCCAAATACCAATGTTAAGTTCTCCTGCCATTGATTCGAACTTTCTCATTGTTTTTCCTTCCTTTTCCCATTTATCATCACTTGAATCACCTTTGCAAAGAAGACATTCAAAATAGTCAACAATAACAAGGTCAGGACTAAAGCCCATATTTTTAAGTTTTATTATTAGCCTTTTTATATCATCAGCGGTTTTTTCTCCACTTGGTAATCTAATAATTCTAAGATTTCTTTGAAGGGTTTCCCTATCCTTATAATGCTCCAAAGTATATTTAACCTTATCAATATATTCAGGTTTTGATAAGTCTTTTGCTTCCACACCGGTTATTCTACCAAAATGCTTTCTTTGAATTTGTTTTACCCTGTCTTCAAAAACTATTTGTAACACTTTATACCCGTCATTATTATTCTGTGGAGAACGATAAGTTGCTGCAAATGAAGCTATT